ATTTTTAGAAGAAAGAGAAGAAGAGGAAGAAGAACAAGAAGATAAAAAAGAATTAAATCCAGATGAATGGAGTGTTGATACACTACCACAATTTCCACATTGGGTAAGTAAAAAATTATCAGAAGTACCAAAACATTCTGGAAAGAGTGTTCCAGGTTTACGTAGAGCTATAAGTTATTTAGAAGAATTAAAATCAGAAATAGAAAAAGCTATGCGTGCAGATAAAAAAGGTGTTATAAACGAATCTTTAATAAGTAAAGTATATGAAGATGTTTGTAATGGAATTGATAGAATGGAAGAAAGAATAGAAAAAATAAAACCAACAAAAGCAAAAAAAAAGAAGAAAGCAGATGAAGAACATGATTTAGTTAAAAATGCACAAATGACACCAAGAGTATCAGGTATAGTAGTAACTGTTCCATTATTAATATCCAGAGTAGCTAGAATTTGTATAAATTCAAATGTAAGTGCTGGACATGATATGAATGATACATTTAAAAAATTAGTTAAAGCTTATAATCTTGATAAAAGAGAACAAGCAGAAACAATGCAATTAATACAAGATTTAGGATATCCTGTATTACAAGATCGTGGTTTACTTGATGGTGAATTAGAGGCTGAAAGTTCAGACAACTTTGATTTTGCTGCAAATTATCCAGCATAAAGGAAAATAAAATGGCTAGAGGACCAAAAATAACTAGAGAAGATCAAAATACTTTAAAATTATATGAATCAGAATCTATAATGGATTCTTTTATTCAAGAATTAGATAAAGTAGCTACACAACCTTATAATCCATATGCAGCTATACAATCTATATTTAATAATAAAAGTAAATATAAAACTGTTGATGAAGCTGTACAAGATATGCAAAATCGTTCTGGTTTAGCTAAATATTTAAATTCTATTAAAGCTAATTTAAATAAAAATAAAAAAACAGCTTCCGAAAACAATCAAAACACTCAATATAAATCTCCAATGGAAGTTTATAATAAAACACCTAAACTATTAACTCAATATCCTGAAATGGCTGTATTTATTGAGAATATAGCTAAAGAAACAAGAGGTACTTCTAGTATAGAAGGGGTTTTAAATATATTAAAAAATAGATTAGGTAAAATAGATCAAAGTCTATTAAACGAAGATTTATTAAAAGAATTTATATTTAATAAGTTATCTTTATATAAAAAAGATACAAAATCATATAATGTACAATATGGTGTCTCTAAAGATGGCTTATCAGAAGCTACAGGTGATTTATTTAATGCTATTTCACCTTCTGTAGAAAAATAAAGCTTAAATTATCTTATATTTTTATCGTCAATGTTATTTTATTAATATTGACGATATTTTTTTAAGTCAATATACTAATATATTGATATGGAAAAAGATTTTAATTCATCAGATTTATTTGAAAAATTAAGGGAATCTGTTTTAAAAATGGACCCTATATATTTTTGTGAAAAATATTTAACATTAGAAGGCAGACCTTTTACATTAACAGGGAATGGTTATAAACCATTTATGGATATTTATAGATATATTGGAATTAAAGCATTAGAAAGAAATTCAAAACCAATAGTATTAGTAAAAGGTAGACAGGTTGGAGCAACGACAATGTGCTCAGCATTAGAAATGTATTTTATGGGATGTGGTTTATTTGGAGTAAATGGTAATCCGCCAATGAGAGTAATACACGCATTCCCTAAATTAGATTTAGCATTTGCTTATACAAAAACAAAACTAAATCCAATGATATCTGGATCTGTTGTAATAGATAGTTCTAAAAATTTAAAGAAACCAAGAAGTTATATGCAAAATTTATTAGATAAAGATTCACAATCAAATGATTCTATGCAATTTAAACAATTTGTAAATGGTAATCACTTATGGATAGAATCAACAGGTGTTAATGGAGATAGATTACGTGGTAGACAATTAGCATTAGATACCGAATTACCTACACCTAATGGATTTGTTAAATTAATAGATGTTAAAGAAGGAGATGAATTATTTGATGAAAATGGTAATGTATGTAAAGTAACTAAACTACATCCAATTAATTATTCACCAGAAGCTTATGAATTAACTTTTGATGATGGAACAATTGTAGAAGCTTGTTCAGATCATTTATGGTTAACTTATACTAAAGCTGATAGATTAAATAAAAATATTTCAAGAAAACCAAAAATAAAAAATACTAAAGAAATATATAATAGTTTAAATTATAAGAATAAACCAAATCATTCTATTCCTATATGTAAACCTATTAATTATTCAAAAAAAGAGTTATTAATTGATCCATATCTTTTTGGATTATATTTTGGTGCAAAAGATTTAATACATAATATAGTAGAAAAAGTTGATTTTGAAATCATTAATTATATTAATAATATTAAATATATTCCTAAAAATTATATACAAGGATCTTTTAAACAAAGATTAGCATTATTACAAGGTTTAATGGATTCAAATGGATATTGTTATAAAAATAATAGATGTGAATTTATACAAGTAAATAAAGATATTGCTGATCAAGTATTAGAACTAATAACAAGTTTAGGTATGAAAGCAACAGTAAAAAATAATCAAAATAAATATGATGTAATATTTTTTACAAATTTACCTGTATTTAGAATACAAGAAAAATTAAATAATATAAAAAAATATAAATCTAATTTTAAAATTAATCATAGATTTATTAAATCAATAAAACGAATAGAATCAAAACCAATGAGATGTTTGACTGTAGATTCTAAATCGCATTTATTTTTAATAACAAGATCATTTATACCTACACATAATACAGCGGATGTAATATTATTTGATGAAGTTCAGGATATGTTTGCAGAAGCTTTAAATAATTCTACAAAAATATTATCAAAAGCAGCTTATGGTATACAAGGAGATGGAGTACAAGTATATTTTGGTACACCAAAACAAAAAGGATCTACTTATTATGATATATGGACAAATTCATCTCAACAATATTATTATTTAGGTTGTTTAAATTGTGGAAAACATTTTCCATTATATACACCTGGTTCTGATGAATGGGAAAGTATTTGGTTGTATGAATACATAGTTAGATGTACACATTGTGGACATGAACAAGATAAAAGAAAATCTACAGAGATAGGTAAATGGATGCCATCTAGAGATCCAAATGAATCTGATTTTATAGGATTTCATATTAATCAATTGTACAACCCTGAATTTACAAAAGAGAAAATATTAAAAGAAAAACCAGGTAAGAATCCAATGGCATCAGAAAGAAGTTATCAAAATGAAGTATTAGGAGAATTTTATTCTGGAGATGCAGGAATAATAACATTAGAAGAAATAAGAGAAAAATGTGCTGATCATGGTAGAAAGATGGCAGCATCATTATCATCAGATGAAACGCAAGGTAATTTTTTAGGTATAGACTGGGGTGCTAGATCTGCAGCAGAACAACATTTAGATGAATCAAAAATAAAAATACAAGGACAATCATATACAGTTCCTGTAGTATTATCAGTATTAGGTCCGAATAAATTTTCTGTACAATTTGCAACTATGTTAAAAAAGAATGATTTTCAAAATAAAAAAAACATGGTAGATACAATTATGAGAAAGTATAGTATAAAGTTAGCTGTTGGAGATATTGGATATGCAAATGATATTTGTGAAGTATTACAAAATGAATATGGAGAAAAATTTATACCATCTAGAGCTATGGGTAGATTAAATGATAGAATAAAATATGTAGATACAGTATATCCAAAAGAAATACAATTTGATAGAGATTCACATATAGCAGAATTATTTCAATTAATGAAAGATGGTGCAATAAAATTTCCATTTGGAAATTGGGAACAAATAAGTTGGTTAATTGATCATTGTACATACATGGAAATAAAAGCTAGTTTAAGTAGAGGTGGACAAATAAATACAACATATGTTAAAAGTTTAGGGCCAAATGATGGTTTTATGGCATTATTAAACGCTTATTTAGCATATAAGTATTATGTAAGTAATGGTTTTAAAATAAAAAACAAATTCTTATATAATAAAGTTGAAGATTCTGGTAAAGTACCAATGTTACTTGGTAATTGTCCAAGACTATAAAGATATATATAATATTAAGGTTTAATATGGTTATTTCAAAATCACAAAATTATTTAAATAATAAATCTCAATTACCATTAGCTACAGCTAATATGGCCAAACAAGTTTCATTACAAAGAAGAGCTATGTTAGAAGAAGAAGTAGCATCAGGTAATTTTAGAGATGGTTCATATGTTAATAACAAAAAGCAAGAAGGACATTTATCAAATGTACTTGTTACAAAATCAGGAATTAACAAATATGCGAATGTAATTAGTTCATCTGGCACAGGGGCTGGTTTTAGAGGATCTAATGGAGATGCGGTAAGACAAACTCCGGAAGTATATTCACCATTATGGTTAACAAGTAATTTATCTTTACCAAGAGATAAAGTTACAATAAATGCTTGGTGCAGAGCATTTTTTGCATTAAATCCAATTGTAATGAATGCGATATCATTACATTCTACTTATCCTATAAGTAAATTAAATATAAAATGTAAAGATCCAAAAATAGAACAATTTTTTAATGAGATGATAGAAGAAATAGATTTAATGAATGTTTGTGTACAAATAGCTCAAGAATATTGGCTTCTTGGTGAAGCGTTTGTTTATGCTGAATTAGATGAAACAAAAGGCAAATGGAGTAGATTATTAATACAAAATCCAGATAATATGGTTGTAAAAAGAACAGTTGTTGCAGATGAGCCAGCAATATATCTGAGACCAGATGAAAATTTAAAAAGAATAATTTCTTCAAATAAACCACAAGATATTGAAGAAAGAAAAAAAATTAATGATTACATTGTACAAACAGTAAAAAGAAATGAGAATATATTATTACCATCTTTAAATATTTCACATATTGCAAGAAGAATTTCTCCATATGAAATAAGAGGAACAGGATTACCTGTAAGTATATTTAGACAATTATCATTATTTGATCAAATAAGAGAATGTGTATTTGTTCAAGCTTCATCATTTATAAATCCAATTACATTAGTTAAAGTTGGATCAGCGCAATTTAAACCAAGCTTAGCAGATATTCAAGCTTATAGAGATATATTTGAGCAAGCGAGTTATGATAAAGATATGAAAATTTTTACACAGAATGATGTAGCTGTAGAAACTATAAATAAAGGTGCAGGTGTAATGGACACCTCAAATTTAGTAACACAACTAATAAAAGAAATATTAATGGGTTTATTAGTACCATCTGTATTAATGGATGGTGGAGCTGATACAACATATGGTAATGCTGGTGTAGCATTAGATGTTTTACGTCAAAGATATATGCAATTTAGAAACATGTTAGCAAATTGGTTAAAAAGAAAAATATTTGCACCTATATCAAAGATACAAGAATTTTATGAATATAAAGATAAGAAAAAAACTTTAATAATTCCAGATATAGATTGGAATTATATGAATTTATTTGACGCTGGAGATTATGTTAATTCAATAAAAGAATTAGCTGCTCCTGGAGAAGGTAAAAGAGTATCTGTTCAAACTTTATATAGATCATTAGGATTAGAGTATGAAGATGAAGTAAGAAAAATGAAAAAAGAAGATATACAAGAAGCTATACGTAAAAAAGAATTAGAAGCATTATCAAAGATGCCATTAAATGAATTACGTGCATTAACAGAAGATGATGAAATAAGTGAAGTAGTAGAATCTCCATTATTAGGTGAACAAGTTTCAGAAGAAGCTCCTGAAGGTGGAGGAGAAGGTGGTGGTATGGGAGGAGGATTAGATTTAGGTGGCGGAGGAGGTGGTGGATTACCTGGATTAGATTTAGGTTCACCTGGAGAATCTTCACCACCTGGATCTGATTCTGGTGGTGGTGGAGCAGAGCCACCTCCTTTAGGTTAAATATAATTATAGATAATTACAAATGATAATATTAAGAAAAATATAATTATCTATAATTTAATATTAATTTGAATATTTATTGTTGGAGATTTTATGACACAAGAAAAAAAATCTGAGATTGAAAAGAGAGCAGATATATTACGTAGATTTAAAGGTTACTTAAATGAAAAGATTTATTCAGAAGTAGCAGAAGCTATGGATGAATTAAGAAAATTTCATAATGGAGAAAAAGGTACAGATAATAAAGGTATTAAAGGAGTAGTAAGAGAATCAGAAGAAGCTTTAAATAAAGCAAAAAAATCTTTAAAAAGTAAAGAATTTTTACAAACTTCTTTATCAATAGGTAATTATTATAAAATAAATAAAAAATT